AACCGAAGTCGAGACCGACATGAACCGGCACAGAGGGGTCCGGCTCCAGGTCATCTGCCATGAGGTTGTCGTTATACTCCGGCCAAACCGGTTTACCCTCTTGCACAAACGTGTACTCGCCCTGGGCATAGCACTTTACCCAATCAACATTCTTCCCGCCCAGGAGCTGTTCATAGTATCCCGTCGGTAGGTTCTTTAGGTTCTCAGCCTTTGGGTTAGTGCGCCACCAGCGGCCACCCTGATGTATGTATCCCTTCGCTTCCGGCATTTCCTCCGGCAAATCCTCTAGGGAAACCTCCTCGACGCCACCAGGTTGCCGGAAGAAGTCCCAGCGGAACTGACCCCCAGGTCTCTCTTTCTCAGCCAATCGATAATACCAGTGGTCATCATCCATGGGGTTGGTGTCCATAATCACGCCGCGCCACGTTGGCCCCCCATCAGCCTTGGTCGGGAAACGGCCCACACGGTGCGTCAGGCCATCGACAACTGCCTTGGGCAGCTCTCGACACTCGTTCACCCAGGCACCGGTCAGCTCCAAAGACAAAAGCTTTCGAACATCCTTCGGATCATCGAGGGCCATGAAGATAATCTCGCAATCAATACCGGCAGCGCCATCCCTGGGAGGCAGCTTGATGTGGTGCGTGATAGGCGGGGAATACTTCACATTGCCCCACACATGCTCCGGCAACAATTCCAACCAGGTCTTCAGCGTCGTGGTCCGCAACATGGGATGCGTGTTCCGCACAATCGCCCACCGTGTGTACTTTATCCCGTCACGCGGACTAGGCTTTTGCTCAACCGCACGCCGGAATATCTCAGCACAACACGCATAAGACTTGCCGGAACCAACCGGACCCATCAATCCACGCACAAACGCATCACTCGCAAAGAACTTAGCCACAGTCGGCGACGTGCTAAAATCTAACTTTAACCCCGCAGGGGTCGCTTGCTCACTCATCACTCTCATCCTTCCAAGGCATCTTAGGCAGCGTCACCGCGCTCTTGTCTAAAATTATCCGGCTGCACGCCCCGCATAAAACACGCGTCGGCTTCTTGCGATACACACGACCCCGTGTCTGGGCGCCGCAAAAATCACACTCCACAAAATCCTCATAGTAACGCCGGTAAAGACTAGGCATCGCCGTCATCCTTCGGCATCACCATCTCAATGCTCACCACAGACGGCTTGTCAGCTTCCTTCTCTTGCTCAAGCAATCCAGCCGCCTTCGCAAGCATCTGTAACACCCGAACCTTATCAACCAACTCAACCTCTACCTGGTCACCATTCCTCCCAGGCGTCACCTTAATCTTCTTAATCGCCCTCAACGCTCCATCAGGAATATCCTCAACAGACCTCAACCGCACACTCTGCGTGCCGTCCTCACCCTCAACAATATCAACAATGTCCGTTATCTTGCTCGAACCAAGGTTCAACAACTCAGCCGCCAACTCATCACGGTTGTCATAAATCAACCGAGAACCACGAACTCGCTTCTGCAACTCTCCCATCGCAAAACGCCCCACCTTCGGGACGCTCTGCTTGCCAGGCTTCTTAGAACGGGATTGGGTCATCTTCCGTATCCTTTGTATCTCCAGAACGCTGGTCACCCCAAGGTGCCTGGCCACCACCAGTGTCGCCTCCGTCCTTCTTCTCATCATCAAACAGCTTCAGCCAAACCTCGCCCTCCTTATTCGGTAAAGGCAACGTCTCTAACTTCACGCTAATCTTGCCGTCCTTCTCAAAGGCAACTCCATGCCTCAACCAAACAGGCTTCTCTCGGCCTGGAACCTCCTTAGCCTGTACAACACTAAATCGCTTGCTCATCCAAAACTCCTCTCATGTTTTTCTGGAAAAAATTTCTGTGTGGCCCCCCTAGACGTACAGGGACGGGCGGGGGGCAAGGGGTGGGGTCGGCGTGCATTTTGTTTTGCCGACCTTGCCCGTCCTGTATCTGCGCGGTGTACACATACCAAGCGACCGTCTGATGTTTGTACACTCATGTCATCCTCATCTTGTTACCCAGGTGCTTTATCAGCGCATCAACATCCTTGGGCTTGCTGTCATTGTTCTTCCTAGTGATGAAGTATTGCAGTGACTGTGGTGCTTGCTTGTTCTTCTTAGCCAGCCAACGCACAACACCCTGCGCATCCTCGGTGAAGCTCTCGACCGTGTAGCCCAGCTCGATCAGGTCACGGGCCAATGACATCTGCCGCATGTCGTACTGCCATGCTCGACCGTACTGATCCTGTACGATGCGTGCGTAAGCTGTGCATAAACTTCTACAAATCCCATTATCTATATTATCTTTATCTATAGTTCTATTGTAGTAGTTATGTACAAGCTGTGGCTTGTGTTCTTGTACAAGCTGGGGCTTGTTTTTGGAATTGTCAGAGCTAGCAGTATTACAAGCTGGAGCTTGTGTCTTGTTAGAGTTATCCACAGGCTTTTTCTTGGGTTTTGACAGGTGTCCTCTTGGGCCTCTGTCTGCGAGTTCTATTGTTTTGGCTGCTTCTTTTGCCAGGTCTTGTGGTGTCTTCTCTGGCTCTGGAGCGCTGGCCACGACATCTTCCCATGACATGCGTGGGTCGTAGATGACGCGCCAGACTGCGCCCTTCTTACCGTATGGTCTGGACGGAGCTTCTTTGCGGAGCTTCTCGATGTATCCCCATTTGACGAGCTTGTTGAAGTGCTGTGAGACTGCTTGCTGAGAGATGTTGAGTGTCTTCGCGATTGTGGATTGGTTCACCCAGAAGCAAGCTGTGTATGCTGAAGCGTGTGAACAGGCGTATGACAGTATGAAGAATGTCATGGGGTACTGCACGAAGCGGAGGTCTCTTGTGGCTCTGCCAGGCATGATAGAGATAGCGCCTGGGGATTGGCCTTCGCCGTGTCCCTCTGGAGCGTCTCTGATTGGGTCTGGGGTGAGCTTAGACTTTTCCATCAGAAGTCTATCTCTTGGGCGTTTACTTGGAGTATTGTTTGGCCTATGCGCTGGGCAATCTGTGGGACTATAGCGTTTCCTAATCCTTTAAGTCTGTCCACCCTTCTGGGTATCCCATTAGCCACTCGACCCACTGCGGGTTCAGGGAGCCAGAAGTCTCGGAGACTACCATTGAAAGATTGAGCTGTTTGCCCTTCTCCATTCGCCTCTTGATAGCTGGCATTCCCTTGTGGCCTCTGTCCCTGTTGTCGCTTGCTGTTGGCGTTGGCCATAGTCCTGACCTCACTGCGTCTGGCAAGCTGTTCTTTGCATCTCTGCCCACTGCCTTGAGTGTCTCTGGCTTTCTCGCTCCCTTGTAATCTCGGGCTGTTGGAGTTGGCCAAATTTCGTCCGATGATCCAAACTCTGTCTCGTCTGTGAGGTGCGTCTGCGGCACAAGCTGGAACAATGAACGGCCTTGCGGCGTAGCCTTCCCCTTCCAAGTCAGATAACACTTCGTCGAGGCCCATAGAGACGTGCCCATAAACATTCTCGAAAACGCACCAAGCGGGTCGTTTGGCTTGAATAATAGAAAGTATGTATGGCCAGATATGTCTGTCATCTTCTGTGCCTCTGCGCTCCCCGGCAAGTGAAAAGGGCTGGCACGGGTATCCCGCTGTGAGGATGTCGCAGTCGGGAACATTTCTATCTGGGTCATTTGCTAACTCCTTAACATCAGAAGCCACAGGAACATCAGGCCAATGCTTAGAAAGTACCCGACGACACCAAGGCTCAACATCGCAAAACAATATTGGCTTACTCAATCCAGCCCACTCAAAGCCAAGAGAGAAGCCGCCTATACCACTACATAAATCAACGTGTCTCATACATTAGTGATATTACAAAGAAAGCAATACCACAATAGCTAGGAATACATATCAGTGATATTGCTACGAGATTTATCCAGCAAACCCTCAGCCAACTGCTTAATCAAATGCGGAAACACATCATGCCCTATCACAGCAATCAACTCACCATCGCGCCATATACGCAATCCATCAGGATAAACGTGCCAGTTAATCACTTCCTCTTCATGCGCGTCATAGCAGCTTTCTTAAATGCTGCATCAGTAGGCGCACCCTTACTGCCAGGCTTGCGCATCTTCTCGTCACTGCCAGCAGCTATACGCTTACGCTTAGCTTGAATATTGGCGTACAGTCCAGGTTTCTTCTTAGGCATGGTAGGTTCCTTTCATGGTTTTTTGGAAAATAGTTTCGTGGGG